AAACCCAACACGCAAATGATTGTTATCATGATTAACAATTGTAATCCATTGTGTGACATAAGGAAACTGTATAGAAATTGTATTTGTAGCATCTAAACTGCCTGTGGCATAAGGCGCACCCGACACCTGATAGGACCCGACATTATTCAATCCTGCTGTATATTTAAAACTTGACATAAATTCTCCAAAACTACTTTAATTAGTATTTTTCTTTTCTTTTTGCTCATTCTTTTTTCTTCGGGCAATGGCGCGTTGCTTTGCTCGTCTTTTGACATCAGAGCGTTTTTTGTGATGTCGCCTTTCTTTTATTTCTTCGATAAGACCAAGCTTCTTGATCTTTCTTGTAAATCTTCTTATTAAACGTTCCCCGCTTTCATTTCTGCGAGGACGAACTGTATGATTAGCAGCCATTAATCCTTTCCTGATAGTTTTTGCCAAATCTTTGCAGAGTGACCAGAGAAAATGCTTGAGATGTCAACACCAGGGTCATTTGGAGCGACGCTATCAAGCGGCCCTTGTCCTTGTCCGGATCTTGGTGCAGGAGCAGGTGTTGTTCCTTCGAATAGATTAACACCATTGTAAGCATCCTTTCCAATTGAATCTAGGAGTTTACGCTTTCGTTCTTTTGCTTCTTGCATCATTCTCTCTTGTCTCGCAAAGTCTTGTTTGGGTTGTTTGGTCTCAACAATTCGTTCAGAACCAGAGGTGCCCTTCATGACTTCACTTATAATAGTAGAAAGAGCGCCCTCTTCAAAGATTACCTCTTTGATGCACTCTTTAATTAGCGGCTTAAGCATATTTTTCAATTCGTTCTTTTTCATTTAATCCTCTAAAATTTTCTTAAATAAATCATCAACGATGTTTTGTTTTGCTTCGTTGATTTTGTTCTCGTACATTCTGCTTTGTTCTTTTGGATATACGAAAGCATTTGGTGTTGAAGGTTCGGAAACGATATCAAAGCAAATAAGTTCAAAATCTTCTTGAACAACAGTGCTTCCCATTGATTCTTTAACAGAACCAAGTCCACGAGAAGATATTCCAAGTTTAACACCAGCGTTGATGAGATCTTTTAGAATACGACCGGATGGTGTATCAAGCACTTTAATCTTGCCCATAACGTCTTTACCTTCCCACCATACATCTGTGATCATATGAGAAACGTTTTTAAGATTGATAACAGAGTCATCAGGATGATCAAGTTCACCGCAGGCACGGTTATCTTGAACAATCTTTTTATAATTGTCAACTTCACGCTTCAATACCTTAAAGGGATAGGATCTTCCGTTTCCATTTTTCTTATCAGCAGTTTGAATACGACCGGACAAATATAGTGTGCCGTTTTCAACTTCTCTCTTTTCTCTTTCAGAAAGAAGATCGCGACAAATACCGTCTTTGCAAAGTTCGTTAAATTCTGTTAATAATTGTTTTGCCATTAAATTCTCCAAAAAAATAAAAAGCGGGCGCTACCCGCTTGTGTCAGCTACCAGAACAACAGCGTCTTACAGGTTGTAGCATCCATTTTTTACTAATCATTTTTAACTCCATGTTTAAAACCAAAATCATCAACCAACATCGATAAAATGTATGATGTACCAGCAGAGATACATCCGCATAAAAATGCGTTAATTAATGAATATTCAAATGTAAATAGTTCGGTAAAGTGGTTTATCGCCCACATAAATACACCAACCCAAAAGCCCATGCATAGTGGACAATGAAATAGTGTGTTCCATTTCTTTGTGTAGTCTTTCTCTGGCCTCAAGTCTTCAAAGATTTTTCCATAGACGAGAATGAAAGTCATACCATAACAGGCGAGAATAAAATGTAATGTTTCCACATGAACCTCTAGTTTAATGATTTATTGGCAAGTCTAGAATATATTTCACCAAATCTATTCATACCAAATGTGAGTACTCTTTTCTCAAAATCTTCTTTATTCAAATAATCATTTGATTCATGATTTGATTTGTACATATTCAACAATGTATCACCGGCCGAATTATTAACTTTTTCTAGAGAATGATGTGAAGCATTTTTGTCATCGTGTTTTTTGTATGGAGTTCCACAATCATCTTCTGGGTCGTTTGGTGTCTCGTATGTTGTGTAGTCAAACTCATCATTTCCCTTAGAAGTCTTTCTTTTTGCAAAATCAGGACTGTTAGACATTGAATCCCAAACTCTCTGTGCACCGGGTAATGTTCCAGAATATTTATCAGATGTTAAACCGGCTCCATCAGGAATAGCAGCAAAAGCAAGAGAGTAAAGAAGTTTACCAAAGTCTTGGCCTTGCAGAGCGGGCTCAACATAAACAGCAGAAACCTGAAATGTGTTTGGGATGCATTGAAGCCTATCATCACCAGGTTCTGTTATTTGCATAGCAGCAATATATCCAATTACATAAAAATCGTCAACATATTTTTGTTTTCTATACAAGACAATATGGTGTTCTTCATCATCATCGTCCCAATGATAAACACATAGATCTTTCTCAAGATGTTCATTATCAAATGGTATAGTTGGAGCACCTTCTAAGATTAAAAACTTTCGCCATTCATTTAATATTCTTTTCATTATTACAAAACCTTTTTTATTATTTATTATATGCTTTATGAAACCCATCAGCAAAGTCATTAAACAATTGTTCTTTAAAATTGTATTTAGGAGCTACTTTTTTCATTTTCTTTTCATAAGTTTCATGGTTTTTACCGTATTTGTACAAATATTTAGCGTATTTATTTGTATTTTTCATTTTCCAAGATTGATCGGTTGCTGTTTGTTCAGTTGGTTTTTCACAATTGTCTTGAGGATCATCTGGTGTTTCTTTTCCAGTGTAATCAAAATGATCATTTCCAGCCTTTGTTTTTTGACTTGTGATTTCTCCTCTGCTAATCATCTTGTCCCATCTTCCTCTTGCAGAAGTTTTAGTACCAACCTTTTGATCAGAAGTTAAATTTGAACCCCTTTTGCTTGCTAGAAGAAAAGCCATACCATAAATTAACGGACCATATCCTTGACCTGCGAATTTTTCGTCAACATAAACATTACTTACTTGCATAGTTGGGCCAATACAAGGTTGTTCCGTATCTTTAATATAAATTCCACCGATAACATTAAATGCTAAGCTTTTATCCTCTTCCTTTGTTACCGGTGTATATAGGACCAAAAGAAGACTATCCCAAGTAGGTTTCATGAACACCCCAAGATCATTTTTGTATTCTTTCTTAGGTTTTTCATCGGTTATTCCGAGAAAATTTGTAAATTTTCTCCATGCATCAAAAATTTCGTTTATATTATCCATCAGTATGTGTATCTCCCATAAAGATAAGGAGCAAAAAGATTCTTTTGAAGAATTGATCCTTTCTCTTCTTCATGTGGAACTTCTCCGAGTTCTGTGGCTTTGTCGTCATCCGGATTCAATAATTCATCATCCATCATTTCATCGTGCTGTTCCATTTCTTCGATCATCGGGCCTTCTTCTTTGAACCACTCTGCGATTTGTACAAGAGCGCTTCTAACAGAATCATATTTTTTTGAATCAATAATTTTAGCTTCCATAGAACCATAGATATTACCACCTTGAATTGAATCATAAGCAACAATACCATGTTTTCTCAAATACTCAAACAAACGAGATTCAGCACCATATACATTATCAGTAAGCATATCCTTTGCAAATGCAACAATCTTTTTCTTTTCTTGCATAAGGACAATATCAATATCCTTATGATCATAAATCATAAGATCTCCGCTTAAATTCTCACGAGCTGTCAATTCAAAAACATAATCTTTCAATCTATTGTTTGTAATCTTAACACCAACAGTTGGATTGATTTTAATAGATGTGTCTCGGCCAATACCAACATCAACTTGCCCAGCGTCACGCTCAGCTGATGTAACAACATCAATTCCAGATGGTTTCAAAATATTAACACGAACCATTATATTTCCTCCACCAAATCTTGAATATAAAATAACTTTTTAACAAGTTTTTCATCTAATGGTTTCTTACCAAAATCTTCAAGAATTACCGAGACTTTTTGGAGTTTTTGATGTTTTTCTTCTCCAAAGGTGTCAACACCCTTTGAAAGTTTTTCGGCGAGTTTTTCTTTCAAATTTCCAACTTCTTCATTAACAAATGATTTGAGTCCGAGGCCATTGTCTGAGAACGAAACAATGTAGTTTGTTAAAAGCTTCTTTTGGTTCTCTTTGAGAGAGTTCTTATAAGTTTCATTAAATTTGTTTACGAAAGTCTTGTATGTAAGATTATCAATATGTTTCATTTCTTTTTCTTGTGTCTCGGAGGGAACAAGCAAAGCTTTGACTTTTGTTTCGACAATAAGACGAGATTTAGCGTGTGGAATATTATCTTGAAACCAAGCACCAACTGTTGCAATATCTTTGTAATTTGGAACAAAGTTTTTGAATACATCTGAGCCAAGCTGTTGATTAATCTGTGTTATAACTTTTGTTTGAGCGTTGAAAACAGATTTGCGATCAATAGCATTGTAATCTTTCTTTGTCTCGACAAGAAAACGTTCTGTAAAATCTTTTGTCATTTTATCTTTGTTTTCCAAGATAGATTTGTAAAGATCTAAGTCTCGTTGCAATAGGGACCCCTTTGCAAAGTTTTCTCTAATAATATTTACAATCTTTCCTTTTCTTTCTTCTTGTTGTCTTACAATTGCTTTTGTTAGTTCTTTTACAAGAGATTCGTAAAGAAAAGCGGTATTTCTTTTCTTATTATGCTTCATTAAATTTCTCCGTAATAATATTTTCCGTTATGTTCAACAGCTCCACGATGACCTTTTTCAACTTCCCAAAACTCTGCATCTTCAATAGTGTCACCTTCCGGAACTGCTTTATCTTTTTTCATTTGCGCGAAGATTTTTTCCTTAACTTCTTGAGGCACTTCGCCTTCGTTGAGATTGCTAAGTTCTTCTTTAATTATTTTTTTTATTCTTTCAAGAGTTAGTTTCATCTTCTTTCACCTTTTTCAATAGACTCTCAATCAAGTTATCAACTTGCTTTGATGTTTTAAATAGTTTCTCTTCTTCTGTTTCGTTACTTTCTGTAATTCCACGAGCGAGAGAATCTAAGCCACCAAAACCGGACTTACCTTGAAAGGTTGTTCTATATGTGTTTCCATATTCTCCAGTGGCTTGGTTTTTCATTTGTTTACTTCTACCACCTTTTGAATATGAAGTTTGATGACGTTTGTATTTACCACGCTTATATGTTGGCTCGTCATCTCGTTTAGCGGGTGGTTCAGCCAAGAGAACGTCGTCATTTTGATCACCCCCTTCGGCACCAGGGCTCGTGTCCCCAGCAGCCTCGCCTCCGGCATCACCACCTAAGTCTAGATCTCCACCAGTGTCTCCACCAAGGTCAAGGTCTCCACCTCCACCTCCTCCGAGATCACCAAGTCCACCACCGGCATCTCCTCCACCCTCGGCAGGAGGCTGAGCAGCAGCTTCAAGACTAGCGCCAAACTTTTTGTCATAGAACATTTCGCGTTGCATACGAACAAACTCTTCATCGGAAAGCCCGAATAGATTCTCAGCAACCCAACGTTTTGAGAAATAACCTTCAGTTGCATTTCCAGCAACAGAGAATTTTTTATCCCAATGTTCAAGCTCTTGAAGTTCAGCAATCTTTGATGGATTGTTTAATTGTAATTTGAACCCAAGAAGATCGTCATTGCGGAAACCCATGGTGAATAGGTGAATGATTCCAATCTTCTCAAGTTCAGCAATAACAACTCGTTGTAATCTTTGAATTGTTCTTGCAAATCTAATATCTTTTTGTGCAAGTGTTGTTTTGTCTTCTTGCGCTCCCTCTCCCATAGTCAGATAGGACTGGGGAATTTTAAGGGCGGAGAACAACTTATCTCTAAGATACTTTACATCTTCAATTGTTGCGGTCATGGCTCCACCGGGTAGGTTAACAATATCCGTGTTTGATGTTCCACGGATAGGAATATAATAATCTTCTTCAATTGATAATGGATTGTATCTTAAATCAAGTCGACCTGTTGTTGGGTCCACGACTTGATGACGCTTCATTTGAGTCATAACCTTTTGCATGTATTGTTCAACATCTTGTGGAGGAATATTGCCGACATCAATTTTAAAAACGCGTCTTTCGGGTGCACGGACAATTCGGTATGCCATCATTGCGTCTTCAAGGAGAGTAAGTTGTCTCCAAATTCTTCTTGCTGGTTCCAAGACAGATGTTCCATATGGAGCATGCTTATCATTACCAAGTATTCTAAAATGTGCCATTTGCCAGTTTTCAAGTGTCATTCCGGCTGAGTTCCATTGAAATTGAACATAATTCGGATTTGTCTCGTCTTCACCTTCTAAACGTTCGATTTCTTGTGGTGGAAGTCCAATTGTAGCACGAACACCAATTGATTCTTCGATATCTAAATACAGAAAAAGATCTCCATACTTACACATGGTTCGACACCAACCAAATAGGTTGTGTTCGATGTTAAGAACATTATGATAAAGATTATCAAGAATTGTCTTAATCTCATCATTTGGGCATTTAATTCTCAACATTGGTTGCAAAGACGAATGTGTTGTCATCTCGTCTGCATAGATGTCAAGAGAAGAAGCACACTCTGGGGTGTATTCCATTTGATCGAAGTCAACATAACGCTCAGCTCTGTTTCGATTTGATATCATGTTAACAGTCATGATATTCATTGGATTATATTCTTGCTTTTTAAACTGTTTACCAGACGCAGAAGTGAAACGAGAAGCATAAGCATCTAAGTGTCGTCTCCTTAAAGCGCGACCTTGTTGGGTTCTTCTTTGTGTAATCGGACCAGAAAATAATCTTGTTAATGAACGAAAAAGACCATTCTCTGGATTATAGGGGTTCTTCCCTAAGTTTCTGTTTTTCTTAGCCATTTATTATCCTTTGAATATCCATGCAAATTTTCTTGCATGGCTTAACTCTTTTTTATATTTAGTTTCGAAATCTGTATTGTACCCATCTTGACCTTTTATCGTTGTATTCAACATGTTCTTTTTCATGTACATTCCGTCTATCATGGCTTTGCGATATTCAAGATCTTTTTGTGAAACCTCAAGTGCTGTGTCTCTTACCCAACACATAATAGAAAGACACATTACGATGTCATCATGATAAGATCTCATGGCTTCGGGTTTTCCGTTATTCCAGATAAAAGTTCTGAATTCGTCAAAGGCTCTGGCTGATGGTATCTTAATAATTCTATTTCGAATAAATTCTTCAAGCTTTGCAACGATAAGTGGACGTGTCTTGGTTGAGGTTGTAAAGCCGCCGATAGCATTATTCATAAACTCTCCTTGAGATGCATCAACAAACTCATGAGTTCCTTTTACAGAATAATAAAGATTCTCGTATCCCCTATCTATAAGTTTTTCAAATACAGAGATACCAATTCCATTATTCTCAACAACAAGAAGACATTTACCATATTCCATACCTGCTGAGTATAACATTTGAGCATACATATCAAGTGATGGTTTACCTTGATATTCTGCTACTATTTCCATTTTTCCTACATCTAATACATGAAATACAGAGTTGTCAGCACCATCGCCTCTAGCAACATCGGCAACGAGAAGGTAATGGCTTCCATCTCGGTACTTCTCCCATATCCAAAAATTTCTATCATATCCTGTCCTATATATTGGTTCTTTAATTTGTTCTTGCAACCAAGCAATATCATC